CGTCCAATACTGCGCGCCATATTTCGTCTGGATGAAATACGCCTGACTCGCGTTCGGCGGGGCCTGCCATTCGCTCGAAACCGAAACGTCGCCCTCGGTTGCCTGATTGATCCGGCCGACAATCCCCAACGGCGGCGACACGTTCGGTATGCCAGGCACTATGAGCGGCTCAGATGCGACTGTCTGCGATACGTTCAGATTGTACGTGCCGATGCCTCCCGTGCCCGTGCCGAGGCTGGCGATAGTCGTGCCGGGTATGATCGTACCCGCCGGGCCGTCGTACAACGCCGAGCCGACGGCAAGGGCACCCTGCGTCGCGGCCGTGACCGTGAGCACTGTTCCGGCAATCGACCCCGCGCCCGTGAATGCCGGCGAGCCCACGCCGCCGTCATTGACGCCCTGGAAAATCGTCGCGATGTGGGCCGTCAGAAGGTACAGCAAGAACATACGCTGGTTGGCGTCTTTGACCCGCGAACAACACGTATTGTTCAGAAGGAACGTAGCGCCTACGAAATCGTTTGCCAGCGAGGCTGGCGAGGTGAAATTGATGCCCGTAAATTCCGGGTACGACGCCAGGAACTCGGCGGCCGAATAATCGACCACGCCGAAAACGGGTTGGACTGTCGTACACGGAACTACGGGCATGGGTTAGCCTCGTTCCTTTTTGAAATCGGCCGTTTCAACGTCCTTGACCGGCTTGCCGTCAATCACGGGCCGCTCGTCGCCGTCCTTGTTCTTGACGAGCTTGATGGGCGCGAGAATGGAGGGCGCCTGCGCAGCGTCCATGGCCTTGACCTGCGCATCGGCTTCGTTGGCCGCCTCGAACAGAATTTCATTCTTGAGTAGCCATGACTTGGCATGCTCAGCTTTCCATTGCTCCCATGCGGCCTTCGAAACGCCCCGGTTCAAATACGGGCGATCGGACGCCACGCCGGCCGGCATTTGCAACCCGGTCGTATTGTGGTGGTGCCACCCCTTGAGTACGATCCGCTCGTAATTGTCGAGACGCTTCACCATCGTGAAGTACTTTCCGTCGGGCGTTTTTTCGAGCGTCTGCAGGCCGATTTCGAGCGTAATGCCCGACGGTAGCTTGCATCCGATAATCACGGTTTCTCCCGTGACGCGCCGGGGCGTCTCGGTTTGTATTGGCGTTACCGCCGGGGGCGGTTCTCTCTTCTGTTGCTCTGCCATGGTCCTCAAACTCCTATCTATGGTGTGAAATGTGCCGCGCTCGAAACCATTGCGAGATTCCCGGGCGCGGCTATTGAGCATACCCGAAATGGCGTCAGTTCGGTATTCGCCGCCGGTCCCGACACGGCCTGCCCATCCACGAGGGACGCATACACGGAATTGCCATATAGCGCGCCCCCGGCGAACCGCAGCCAAAAATTACCGCGGGCATGCAGCGTAACCACGAGGCCCGGACGCACGCGGAGCCCTCCGGCCGGTAATATCGTCGGGTCCATGAATTGCCATGACCACGCCGCGCGCGGCCCCGCGAGGCCCCGAGAGCCGCCCACGACGCCGCCATTGGCCGCATTCATCGAACGGAACGGGACGACTACGCCGATTACGTCGTCGGATGCCACGCGGGTATTATTCACAAGACCCGTGGCCGAGTTCAGCCAACCGAAACGTCCCTGGATCGTCCCCGGCGTATTCGATCGCGGTGCGCCGGGGCCGGCCGTGACCGACGCGAACGGCGCACGCAGTTCGAGATTTTGTAGGAGAGGGGCTGATGCAAAAGCGCCCTCGTAAGCCCCGAGGGAGCCTAAGAGGGCGCTTGGATTCATGAGAGTGCCGAGCGCTTTACGCGCCGACCATTGCACTCACGAAAACGGGCCGATACACAATCGCGCCCCAAGTACCCTGCGATTTCTTCTGTTCCCACGAGCTCGTCTTCGTCACGATCGCGTGAGCACGCATCTTTTCGGTGAACCCGGCCTCGACGGTCCGCTGGCCCTCGACGTTGTCGGCGATCAGCTGCACGAATTCCGTCCCGCCCGCGCCGCCGCCGCCGTTGATGGCAAACTCAGGCACGGTCACAATCTTGATGTTGGGGAAATTCGTCTTGATGAGCGTGTACACATTCACGTTGTACAGGTTCGTGTTGTTGAAATTCATGACGTTGCCGGGCGATATGCCGAGCGTATACGGGGTTTCTGCGTCCACAAGGCCATTGCCCTGCGCGACCATTTGCTGAACCAGACGCAACACGTCGGCGTAGATGAAATCGCCGGCCGCGCCGAACCATGTCCCGGTCACGCTGATCGGATTCGGCAGCGACGGGTCGTTCGTCCCGCCGTAGTTCTGCAGTCCAGCGACGCCGTACAGATACGTGAGATTCTGGAATTTCTTGAGCGCCAACGCCGAGGCCATGTTGACCTGATTGGCCTTGTCGATCTTGGCCGCTGCCGCCCGCGCGAGCTCGCGCTCACCCCAACGGGTGTTCGTCTGGTAGTGGTAGCTCTGGCGCTGCGGGAAATTCTCATTGGAATTCGACATTCCGTCCTGCGAGAAATCGCCGTAGCTGGCGACTTCGCCGGTACGCTCGGCCATCAGGAACATTGCGGTATCGTCAACCCATGTGCCCTTCTTGGTCTCGCCGTAGAGTTCCGCGGCCTTGGTCGGGCTCACGAGTACTTCGATAATCGCCGGGTCCACGTAGGTGGTGAACAACGACGGGATGCCGGCATTCGCTGCCGTAATCAGAGTCGGCTGCGCGTCGAACGACATAGCGCGGTCCATGAGGGCCATTCCGCGGGCCTCCTGCATGAGCCCCGACATGAAATGGATTCCGTAACGGCGGCCGAGGTCAGCGTGGTCGATTGCAATGCGGGGCATGTTCGTTGTTTCCTGTACTTCAGTTCAAATCAAAATTAGGTGACGTTTGCGCTGATCTTGGCCACGCCCGCGCCGGCCAACGTGATGGGCCCGACAGTGAACGCGGTAGCCGTATTCGACGGCCCCGTGATCGTCTCGGCCGCGGTATGAAACGGAACGTTGCCCGGAATCAGCAACCCGTAGGTGCCGACGCCGCCGGTGCCCGTGCCGAAACTCGCAATCGATGTTCCAGTCGTCACGCCCGTTCCGGAAATCACGTCGCCGATTGATAGGCCGCCATTCGCGACCGCGGTAATGTTCAGCGTTGCACTGGCGGTCGTCGCGGCCTGCGTCGCAATCGTGCCCGGCGAAGTGCTCAAGCTGTAGGTGCTGCCGACCGCGCCCGGGAGGCCGGTCAACTGCGCAACGACAGTCGTGCCGCTCGCGACGGTCGAGGACGTGACCACGTCACCCGGTAGGATGATACCGGACGTGTTGGTCGCAACAGTCATCACATTCGTGGCAAACGACGCGGTACCCGTGAACCCGACTTCACCCGTGAACGAATTCGTGGCCTGCATCTGCGGGGCGCCCGTATCTTCGTCGGCGTAGACCGTCGCGAGGGCGGTCGCGCCGTCTGCGAAGTACGCCCAGAAATCGCCGCCGTCGAACAGCGTGACCATGAAACCCTCGGGGACAACCAACGTGTACTCGCCCAAGAATTGCGTAATCAGGGCCTGCTCGTTGCGGCCAAGGAAACCAATCTGCCAGCCCGCTTGATAGGACTGCGACACCTGACCGGCGGGGCCGACCCATGCGAAATTGCCCACGACCAAGCCGCCCTCAGGGGCGACGAGTGCGCCGGGGCCGGCGAGCACAGACGAGAACGGGTTGGTGCTTGCGAAATCGCCAGCGACGCCGGGCGCCTGAGTATTGTTGATCTTGGCTTGAAAGGGCATGTTTGCTGTTCCTGTCTATTGATCCGAGAAAATTTGAGCCTTACGAGAGGCGGTCGTACCCTTTGATCGCGCCGGCCATTCCGGTAACGCGCGCGGCGTCGGTCGCCATGGTCGGTGTCTGGGCCTCGACGGCGCGGGCCGCGAGCTTGAGCATGGCGGGGAACGCTGCGGCGGGGACGCCGGCAGTATCAACGCCAAGTTTGGCGAGCGCGGCACCGTAGTACGCCTCGGCCGAATCGTACGCAACCACGCCGAGAATCGGTTCGACTTCGCGGGCCGCGGCGTGCTTCGCATCGTTCGCGGCGATCAGAGCGGCAACGCCTTTCGCGTCCATGCCTTTCTTGTCCTTCGCGGGCTCGGCGCCGCCGGCACCCGAATTTCCGTTCGCAGACTTCTTGGGCTGGATATCGTCCATGCCGTCAACGTCCTCGTCCTCGGCCTTGTCGTCCTTTTCGTCTTCGGCCTTTTCCTTGGGCGGGAACTCATCCTCGGCGTTCGTGTCCTCGGGGTCGTCTTTCTCGTCTTTGGCTTTGTCCTTCGCCTTGTTCTCGATTTCGACCGGGCCCAAACCGCCCTCGTCCTTGCCCTTTTTGTCGGCGGCGATGCACGCGGCCATGATTTGCGCTTCGGTGGGCTTTGCGTCGGTTGCGAGCAGAGCGGCAACGGCCGCGGCGACTTTGGACAATTTCATGGTTTTCGTGTTCCGTGGGAAGTGTTACAGAAATCTCAGTAGCAACGATATTACGACAACGGGCGAACGATATGCAAGGCAGCGTCGGCGACCATGACATCCGGCCCGGCGCGGCCGGCCTCAACAAGCGCAATGTGGTTCGCCACGATCTGCGTCATGCGACCGTCGTATTTCTCGCCCTCGGGCGTGGTTCCCGGGGTCAGATCGCACACGTAACGATAGCCACAACTCAACTCCCGTTGCTTGCCTGACTCGATTGCCTCAATACCTTCGCGCGTCCATATCGTAAGATCCGCGTCGAGGTAGGGATGCGTGAATCGCGCGTTGCTTGCCGTACCGACGGTCAGGAATTGCTGCGGGCTGTCGGCGCTGACGGCCACGTGTTGCATCAGCAACGGGATGCGATTGTACGTTTCTTTCGCGGCCTGAATTTCAGCGGCGTCACGATACAGGTTGTAAATCTTGTCGGGCTTGAGGCCGAGTGCTTCGCTATTCGGGATTTCGGCGCCGAGGTAGGGGCAGACGTTGGCCTTCGTGATATGGCAGCCTGTGACCACGAGATGCCCGTCTATTGTCTCCATGCGCCGGTCGAACGCGAGGCGCCGCGCGCTGTCCATGGCCGCGCAGTCGTTTTCCACGTCCTCGTCGTAGTCCACGTCGCAATCGCGGGCCCGGCTGCCGGATACGGCGTTATCGACCATGCGTTGCGCGCGCTCCATGCTCGGCGCCTTGCCGACATACCGGCCGCTCGAATCGAATACGTTGAACGACGCCCCGTCGCGCCGGATGACGTGCGACTTGTACCGGGTTTCTTCGTCCATTTCCACATTGCAATCGTGGCCGGCTTTGCGCGCGGCTTTGATCGCTGCGGAGTTCCGCGAATTGAAATCGTCGAGTATGCCGTCGCGCGCCTTAGACTCGGCAATGGCCACGGCTTGCCGCTCGGGCTTGCCGGCGGCGCGTTCGGTTTTGATGTTGGCCGAGATAGCGGCCTGACTTGATCCGGATTTGAGGGGCATGCTCGGCAGTGTAGCCGAACACGCCCCGCGGGGGCTAGGCCGGCCCTAAGCGCCGGTCAATATCGTCGAGAATTTCCTGCATCTCGACGACGAGTTTGCGGGCGCGCTGTTTTTCTTCAGGGGTAAGTTGCGAAATGGTAGATAAATCCGTCGTGCGTAGCGCTGAAGCAGACCCCGTAAGACCTTTTCCGCTTCTCGAGATGAACGCAGACTGTTCGCGCGTAATACCACTAAAAAATATCATCGCAGCATCAGAGAATGAAGATTTAGCGCCTTGCGTGCCGCGTCTCGGCGCAGATGCCGCCATGCGGCAGGCATTAGGCGGTATTCTAGGATTTTCAAGTATCGCATCACGTACGCTAGGCGGCGCGGCGGCAAGTCTCGTTGCGGTTCCTGCCGTAGTTTTGCTAATACCTACTGCCTCCGCTGCAATCGCCCGTTCTGATTTCCCGCTGCCGTCGCCGATACTCGCACCATAAGAGGGTTCATTGGCGACCTTCCATATAATAGGCGGATTTACTTTAAAATATTTCGCTACCGCTACCTGAGACATGCCTTTATCCAGCATTTTTTTCGCATCCGCAATTTGCGCTAGAGAAAGTTTCGGAGGGGAATTACCGCATTGCGGGCGGGCGGTGCCGTTGTATTGCAGCAGAATCTCGCCCATGCGGAAAATAGCTTCCTTGTGGACACGGTTTACGTCGCGCGCCATCTCGGGCATACGCGCTATTTTCGCAGCGGCAGCGAGCGCTGCGAGCTTGTTTTTCCACGTGAGAAGTTCCGATAGATCGCAGCACGCGGCAATCGCTCGCTTTGCGGCCTCGACCTTAACCGGCAGCGTTGCACCGTTGATGACGGCCGGCGTCAGTTCGCTGGGCATCGGCTTGAATTTGGGCTGTTTGAATGTAACGACATTTTGCATAAATACTCCTACGTGGTTGGTAGGCGGATTCTGAGGGAAACTGACACGGTTGTCAAGTCTTAAGGCGAATACCGTGCAGACTGTCTGCCGTGCCGTCGTACCCTGAGTAGGCTTGACGCAGGGCCGTATCGACTGCCCGCAGTCGTCGTAACTCTATATATTCGGCATCCATCCAATCTATATGGGCAGCCCCGCTAGGCCGGTACCGGGCGCGTAATTTGACGCATGTGCCGCATTTAACATCCCACGTCGGAAGTTCTCTACCACATTCAGGGCATTTCATATTTGTCAAGGACCTCTAATTCAACGGGCGCGGGCCGCCGCAGCACGTAGTAACGGGGTTTCCGTGGCCGGCGCCTGCGTGTCGAACGCCGGTATAATCGCCTTACTCGTGCATCGGCAATTTATTAACTCGCCGGGCAAAATATACTTGCCCTCGGCGCTGTCGTACATCCCTTCCGACAGCCGGTAACGCTTCCCCGACATCGCAACGTGGGTTGCGCGCGGCACCTTGCCGCCGGCCGAGTGCTGCCAGTACGCCTCGGTTATCCCGAGTTCCTGTCGGCGCGTTCGTTCAATGATGGCCTTTGCCTTATTTGTCTGATCCCTCGAAATCAGCGCCGCGCGATCCCGCGTCACACCGTAGGTTTTGCGCAAATCGACCGACAGCGTATGCATGTCGGCGCCCTTCATGACCGATCCCCAAACCTTGGATTCGACGGCTTTTAGGTACTCGGCCGGAATCGACTTGATGAGGTTGACTTGCTCGGCGACCACGGCTTGATATGCGGCGCGGCTCGCAGGCGTCGGCGCGAATTTGACAGTAAATCCGGCCTCACGTAGGGCCGCGCGCATTTGCGTCTGTGTGATGTTAAACGACTTTTTGGCGAACGCCGCGCCCAAATCGAGGGACAATTTATCGAATCGGCTGACCCATAAACCGCCCCATTTGCGGAGCGCGGCGCGTAGCAGTATCGAGGGGTTGGCGGCGTCTTGCGTAAGGGGGTCAATCCACGGATGCGTTCGCGCCAGTGCCTGCAGTCGCCGGTAATCCATGGCGTGTTCTTGCGGCTCAAACGAACCGTACGTAGCGAGCACGGCCCGCGATACGGCCGCCTGCATCGCGCTGACAGCCTCGTCAAGCTCCGCGAAATACCACGCGTGCACGGCTGCGCTCGGGTGGATCGCGGTCAGCGTGACAGGTTTACGGCTGTTCGGGGGCGGATCGGCGCGTAATTTCGGCATGTATGCGGTCCTCGATTAGCTTCGCGTAGCCGCCGATATCGTGCCATGAATCGTCATAATTCGGATCGCCGTTCAAGATGCGAGCGATTTTGGACGCGATCATATCGAGAGCATTTACCGCGTCATCCGGTAGTGTAGCCCAGTTCGGCGAATCCGCCATGGCCCGCTTGATGGCCTGCGTGATGCGCGCCTGCCCGGCGAACGTGCCGTACCGCGTGCTCCTCGCGGCGAGTGTGCCGGTTACGTCGGTCATGCACGCCACCGCCCGTCAACGATCACGATAATCTGCCTTTTGCCGTCCGCGTTGAGGGCCACGTGGGCATTCAACCACGAAGATGCGCCGTGATTGTACTCCAATCGTAGCCGCGTCGATGTGCCGGCCTGATAACAGCCCTCGTCGATACCGGGCGAATGTGAGTGAAAAATAATCGATTTCGTGCCGATCCGGCGCAGATTTTTGATGCTGCCGCGCGCTCCGTTCGGCCCGAGATGCCCGTGCATGTCCAATGCGACATTTGCCAGCACGAATGGCTCGTCTAAATCGAGCACTCGACAACGGTCGAGGCCCGCGGCTCGAAACCAGTACGCGAACGCGTCAACGTACTCCGCGCCGCCGTCGCCCATCTTCGCCGAGCGAATCACGGCTAACCGGGTTTCGAGATAAAATTCCTCGTTAATCGGCTCAATCTCCCCGTTAAGGGGTTGCGCAACGTAGCGACTCAAAAAGTCGTTATGGTTGCTCGCCTGTATAATGCTGTCGGTATCCGGCGGTCGATTGTCCGCAACAAATTGAATTGCACGCGAAACCTCGGCTCGCACATTGTCGCGCCCGCTGCGCCATTTGGCCTGCCGTACGAACGGGTTGCCCCTATGGTGCGGATTGCACGAATACCCGTCGAGTAGATCGGCGTATATCAAATTCTTGGGTTTGAGCGTTTCAATGATGCCCGCCGCGCCGAACGTCGCTGAATAAACGTTAGGGTCTATGGCGTCCACGTGAGTATCGCCCATGCCGAGGGCTAATGCCCGCGGGGCGGGGCCGTTCGTGTTTCGCGTGTACCGCGTATTCAAGTCGGTGCATGATTTGGTTTTTTGGTCGAAATGCAACTGCCGCAGCGCAAAGTACGGTCCGTCGATTTCAACGATAATCGCCGATAGCGAATGGTGAAACTCGCCGATCGCCCCGATACGCGTGTCAGAGTAGTTCTCGATGGTGCAAGCGCCGGTCGTGGTCAGAATCTTTGCCATGCGATTAGAGGGCGTGGCCACGCTGCGTAAGTGCATTTTCGTGTGGCCGATGATACCTGACAGCGTGTGGCTTATCGCTTCCATGCCGGCCACGGGCATCGTGTTCGTTGGCGTCGTCTTGATGTCGGCCAAGAGCATCAAATTTTTGTTGAGTTCCGTCCGTAGATTCCACAAGTACGGCCGGGTTTCCTCGGCCCATGCGTCGGCGTTCTCGCGCGATCCGACCCAACGGCTCGTCGGGTTTTTGTACCGCAGCGGGATAACCATTAGGTGCGCGCTGCGTTGCTCGGCAATGTTCAGGAGAATCGGCCACCATTCGGGATGTACCGGTGTCACGTTTTGCGCCGCCGTAATCACGAACACGGCCTTTCGCGCCTTTTCGATTTTGCGCGAAAGACGCGTAAGCACTTCGCCCTCGACCGCATAGAACGGGTCAAATTTGGCTTTGAAATCTTTCAGTGTCTTGATGGCCATGCCGTTCTATTCTCCGCGGATTGAGGCCGCCACCTTAGCATCTGCGAACCATACATTGCGAGGAGATTTGCCGCTCGTCGAGGGCGTCACAACGATATGGTCCTTGAAAAGCTCTCGGAACGCGGGGATTTGATTCTGAGCAACGCCCGCGCGTTTAACTAAATCTCCCTCATACTCCCAATTTTCGCGGCCCTCTTTTTTCATGGCGTCGAGGGCGGCCCGCAGCTTACGCGGCACGATCACGCTAGTGTCATGCAAGTTTTTCCAGTCGGATACATTCTTCGCCTTGGTTGCTGTCGCCATGTCTGTCAATTTCCTTTCGTGGGTTTTACAAGCGCCCCGCGTACATACCGCGGAACGGGTTTCAAAGGGTTATCGATAATCTCGCGGATGCGCGCGGCCGTGCCCTCGGTAGCGATACGTTCGGCTAGGGCGGCGTCGCGAATCTCTCGCAGGGACTGTTTTTTCAGTCGCATCCGCGGCCAACCGTGGACGTGCCTGTCGTGTTGTAATCACGTTCGGCGCAGAAATCGCGCCAGTGCCGCCAGCCCTTTGGGCAATGAAACCCCCATTCGCGACGGGGCGGCCAACGTAGCCATAACGACCACACGGGGCCGGCGGGTAGCGCGATACGGTGCGGGGTTTCGGCACATCGGAAATACGGCACGAATGGGAGGCGCGTATGCCACTGCGTGAAATACGACGGGCCGTATATGCCTATGAAATTATGTTGGACCAATTCACGATAACGGCCGGTCAGCAATATCGACACGTTGTCGCCCGTGTGGTCGTGTAACGCGCGATCCTCGTCGGAACGGCACCATTTGTGCAAACAGAGTTGCCAGCCGCGCCAGCGAATCAAGTGCCAGCGTAATGTCTGTGGGTTCGAGGGCGGCCCTATCACAAGGTCGGGTTTTCTCATGTGCCGGCGAGACTGCCACGGCCTGACGTAGCTGTCAACTATTTCCCGGTTTTCGCCCGTATCGGTATCGCCGGTTTCGCCTTTTCCTTGGCCGCTGCCATTTTCAAATCGTGCTTGCGGTCGAGTTCGTTTTGGTCGGCCTCGTGGTCGCGATTCTTTTGCGCTTCGTCTGCCGGGTCGGCCTCGGGCGGCCCGTCCTCCTCGCTAGACTCGCCGCCGGGTTCAATCGGTTCCCCTGTCATCGGGTCGACATCCTGCGGGGGCTCGGGCGCCGGGCCGGTCAGGTTGGAGTACCCCGAATCCGGATCGGACTGTATCCGCACGCGCGCCTCGTCGGGCGATATCACGCCCGCGTTGATGTAGCCTGCGTCCATGTCGGCGTCAGACTTCCGTATCTCGCTGAGTTCCTTTTCCGTCGGCTCATCCAGCGTGATCCAGTGCACCACAAGGTCGTCGTCAATTTTGCCGTGTATTGAGCATTGAATCGCTTTCAACACGATTTCAAGATTCGGCTGCAAGATACGCACTTGCATCGCGCCGACCCGGTCGTACCATACCGTGATTTCGCCCTCACTAGACGCATTGAGGCCGCTCGGCGTAATGCCCGTCAGCTTGACAAGGGGTATGCCCCACACGGCCGCCATATGCTCTTGGGACTGCGCCTGTAGCTTATCGAGGCCGGCGAGCGTGGCCTCGGCAAACTTCATTTCCTCGGTGTCTTTGTTGACCGCATTGACGCCCTGATTGTTACGCATCGCTGTCAGCGCTTGCAGACGGGCAATCAGCCCCGACCCGGGCTCGCCGCCCTCCTCTAATGTCGCGCCCAAGTCGGTCGACAGGATGAGCAATGAATAATTATTTATCAGCGTGTTGACCGCGGTACGCGTCCGTAGCCACATATTCACGGACATTTCGCCCAATTGAATCATGCTGATACCCGAGAAATTGTAAGCGGGTTTCAGTAGGTCCGGCACTTCGCGGCCGATGAATGTCAGGATACGATCGCTATGGGTTTTGCGGCCCATGATGTACCACGACGTGGGCTTGTAAAAATCAGTCCGCTCCGGGTACATGGCATTCCACGAGTACGGCGTGGACCAATACGGCTCGAAACATTGAATCGATTTCAGCGACCCGCGCGGGACGCCGGCGGGTGAAATTTCCAGGGGTAACTGCCGTTTTTGCTCGTCAGCGTCAGCGATATTCAGGTAAATTTGCCCGCGGCCAAATTCGCAGTCGAGGAGGGCGGCCCGGTAGAAATTCTCACGGACCTTCAAACGTTCACACTCGGCCATGATTTCGGCGATTTGCTCAGACTTATCGCCGCCCGACTTGGACTGAATCTCGAACCATTTACGGGTCATTTCCGTAGCGATCGTCTCGCACGGTTCGCGGTATTCGGATATCTGCGTGAGCTCGGCGAGATACGGATACCCCGGGAACCATAGGCCGCCGGCCCCCTGCGTCGACTGCCCGAGGCCCCACGCTGGCGCAAACCCCGAATCCATGGCCATCGACGTGCGTTTGACTTCGCCCGGGAGGACGTTATCCATGGCCAGCGCTGCGGCGTCCCGCGGGAGGACGGCCGGCGGCAGTTCGGGGAACGCGTAGGTATCGCGGGGCCGCTCGGGCCGTACCGGGTGCAGGAGTTCACCTGTCTGGATGCCCTGCGCGATGGCCCGTAATGACCGGGAAATGACCATAGGCTGACGAACGGGGGCGGCCGGCGCTGCGGGCGTGGCCATGGCGAGGGCAGCCACGAGGGCGGCTAAGGGGGTTGTTTCCATGGTAGGAGGATATCAGGAACGGCCCGAAATTGGGAATCGACCGCCGGCCCCGTGCAAGGGACTAGGTTGCACCCTACTATCAACTTGATGCCATCGCGTTGAAACCGGCGGTCGTAGGTCGGAATAGTACATGTTCCCGGGAACTTTGCAAAGTGTGACCGATGTCGCGCAATAGGAGTTGACACGCGTGTCAGTTCGTACCAGAATGGCGTCACACCAAACCGAGGAGATTGCACCGATGAATAGTTACGCAGTAATCCCGCACACAGTTTATTTTAAGGGCGGCAGCCGAGAACGTCGCACGATGTGGCAAGTCGTCGACGTGAATGCCGGCATGACGGACCGTAGTTTCGCCCGAGTCGTTCTCGCCACGTGTAAGGAACAGCACGACGCGAACCGTATCTGCGCGATGTACAACGGTGTCGGCGTGCCGCAGTTTGATAGTATTGTTTGGCAAGGCTGCCTTGACTTCGCAAACAAAAACGCCCGCGAGGCCCGCGAAGCACTGCAAACGTGGCAGGACAAATGCACGTCGTTGATAGCCGAACGCGATGAGGCCCGTAAGGACCACGAGCAAGTCGCCCGTATTCTATCCAATACAATTAAAGAACGTGACACGTGGAGGGCCGAATTAAACGCGATAAACGATGCGCTACGGTCCGATTTGACCGCGGCCCGCCGTCGGATAGCCGCGGCCGAAGACAGAGCCAACCGGCTGCAAACGGATTTCGATATCGCTGACAAGAAATTGGGCGAAATTTACGACATCTTAGAGGGCGGCAAGTCATGAGCGAATACGACGCAAACCAGTGGCTCACGCAACGCGTGGAACCCGAGACGGTCGACCCTCTCGAACAGACGCAACGCATGCCCGTTGCCGAACGTCGCTACCGGATGGCCGAGGCCGCGTTGATGAAATGCGAAGAAATCGCGCGCAAGATCACGCGACCGCCGGGCTGGCAGTTCGTACCGGTTTCGGCCGTGCTCGAACGCAAGCAGTACGTGGACATCAAGCCGTGAGCGGCCTGTCCTCCCGCAATCGCTATCACGCGTTCCAGTGGCAGGAGGGCGCCCCGTATCCAGGGGAACTCGAATACCTCGGGTGGGCGGCGTACGGGCATAATAATTCGGGATCGAAAATCGTGAATCGCGTCACTCAAGTTCCCGCGCGCGGGCCCGATAATACTTCCCATGGACACGCAAATTGAACGTCGCAAAACGCCCCGCCCCTTGTCACGCCCGGAACGCGAGATGCGCGAAATGCGCCGGCTCACGTGGGCTGCCGCCGTGTGCGGAACCCTCGCCGGGCTGTTCCCGGCCTACGTCTTGGCAGTAATGGTGCTCGTCAAATGATTCGTCTAATTTTCGCTATCTTCGTCGTGAGCGGCACCGCCGGCGGCGTTATGTTATTGGCCGCTTATTTATGACACGCCGCACCGAGGGCCCGAAACGCCGAGCCGAAAAATGGGCGGATGACATGCTGTCCAGGCATCCGGAAACGTCCATGCGGCAATTGCTCGCAGCCGCCTACATGGCCGGCTATCGCTCGGCGATCCGGGCGCGTAAAATCAAACTACTGAGGACGAAATGACTCCACGACAATTTTACCTGCTTAAATTACGCAGCGATGCGCCGGCCGTACAATTATGGGGCGTCGCCGTTGATGAACCGGCCGGCGCGCGGGGAGGGTATTACCTCGCTGGCCAGTCATACTCAGGCCCTGACCGTGCGGCCGTAGCGAACTGGTTGTACGAACGCGAGGCCGGCTACCCGCTAAACTTGCCGCTGTACCGTCGGCTGCAAACCCTATGAACTCCTACGCCGTCACGGTCGGCCTGGCGTGCATCCGGCACACATACGTCATCAAGGCACGCGACCTACAGGACGCCGCCTACCTGACGAGGATTTGGGACGTGGTACGTATCGTGCGCCTCGGGCGGCCGCTGTGAAACGCTATGAGGCCGCCGTAGGAGCCATGCGCGCCGTGAACGCTGTCATGGCGTGGCTTGTCATCGCCTCGCTAGCTTTTTGGTTTCTGTTGGTCGAGGGGGCGTAACAGGAGCTCTACGGCCTGCGCCCGGGCGTAGTCGGCCGCAATCGCAAGCTCGCAGTGGTTCGCCTCGATTCGATTCAGGAACTGCCGACCAATCACGATGGCCCATATCGGCGGCGTTTCGAGCCGCAACGCGAGACCGCACTCGGCTGATATCGTGATGTCGTACTGCCGCCAAATCCAGCCGGCCACGAGGATATCGACGCAACGGGCGATCGTTACGGCATAGCCGCGATTGAATTTGACGGGCGTCGGCGTCATGGCGTCCAAGCTTGCGTATTGCTGATAAGCATCGAATACGGCACATTCTTGCCGTGGCTTTGCGGGCAATGAATCATGTAGTAGTGATAGTTTCGGATGCCGTCGTCAATCACGTGACCGTTCGCGTCCTTCTGCGTCGTGT